CGGTCCACTTCTCCGACATCTTCTTGAAGTCGGGGCTCTGGACATCCCACGCGAGGTAGAAGTCAAAGTCCTCGTTGACATCGCCCTTGCTGAACAGGGTCGGGTCGGCGGTGCGGACGCCCATTACGCGGAAAGCCACCTGCTCGTTGCCGTACTGCTTGTAGAGCTTCCAGACCTGACGGAACGTCTTGGCCAGCGAGGTGAGGAACTTATCAATCTCAAACTGGTTGAAGATCGGGTCGATGGCGGGATCGCCCTCGTTGCTGGCAAAGCCGTTGTACTCCTTGAACGACGCCTCAAGGCGGTTCTCGGAGTCGTCCGTGTTCATGTCGGGAATCGGACGGTCGGCGTAGTGGTATTCGCCAGGACGACGCTCGGAGATGAGCGAGCCAGGACCCCAGCGGCCAGGCGGGCGGCCCTGCGGATGGCAGAGCGGCGGCAGCACGCCAAGGGAGGCCGCGTCAATGCGGGCGTCCTTGTGGCTCTTGATTTGGTCCTGCCACGGCTTGCCCGGCTCGGGAAGACCACGGCTGTCGTGCAGCTTGCGGCTAAGATACTCGCGGCGGAACAGCGTGAACGGATACTGGCCGTGCGCGTAGCCCAGCAGGCTGCTCTTGGCATAGCCAGACTGGTTGCTGTCAGGCGGCAGAATCGGGTTGAAGACGGTGCAATAGATGCCAGGCACGCCATCCTCGTCGGACAAACGCTGATAGGCGTACACGACTCCGATCTTGTCCGTGAACCGCTGCTGCGTGTAGACGAACGAGCGGCTGATGGGCTGAAGGTACTCGGACGGCGAGATGGTGATGAGCTTGCCGCGAACGGTCTTGATGGCCTTTTCCACCCATTCCGCATCCCAGCCGTCCGTATTCACCATCGCACGAAGCTGCTCCGCGCTGAAGTATTCCACGCGGTATATGCCGGGCACGTTCTCCAGATCCAGCGAGAACGACGGGATGAACAGGTTCTCGTCGAGGTTGAAGGCACGCAGCACCGGATACGAACGCTCGGGGCCGTCCATCGGCACGGTGGTTTCGCCCGTGTCTCGCAGCTCCTTCAGCATCTTGCCCGCCTTGCTGGCCGAGCAGTTGTACTGCTCTTGGAAGATGGCTTTGAGGTCGGACGCCGCGTTCTCGTCATTGACCAACGCCTGAATGTCGATTTGCGGGAACTGCTGCTGGAGATCTTGCAGACGCACGTTCACCAGCGTCTTCTCGCGCCGCTTCTCCCAGAAGGCACCCATCGCCGCGATGCCCTTCTCGTTCAGATAGTTGGCAGCCAGCTCAATCTCGCGGTCCACCTCGGGAATCTGCGTGTTGATGAGCCAGCGCATGAAGTTGCTGACATCATTGGCGCGGGCTAAGTCATTGCCCTCTACAGGCACTGCGGAAAGGTTGGCCCGCTTGAACGCCATGCACTGCATCGCCACCTTCTTGTTGATGATGTTGTCAACAAGGAAGACACGCAGGTCAGACGCGCCGTCCCACGGGGTGGGGCTTACGCGACTGCCTTCGCGGTAGTGCTTCTTGCCGTCAGCCGATTGACCGTTCCAGATGGCGTAGCGCGTCTCGTAATTGAGGCGGCATTGGTCGATGTACGGCTGGTTGTTGCGTACCGCGTCCTCAAAGGCGTACTTAAGGGCGTTGAAATCCGGTCCCTTGTTCTCGGCAGGCGCAAGCTGCAAGCCGATGTCCATGGGTGAAATGCTGTTACCGCCTTCTAGGGAACTCATGGGATGGGCGTTAAGGATTAGCCCAGCTTATGGCAAGCTCTAATAGGAGAACGTGCGTCCGCCTTCCATGGGCGCGTCATTCTCGTCGTAAAACTCGCATTTGGAGACGCATAGGTAACGCAGGCAGTCAATCGGGTCCTTTGTCGCCTCGTCCTTGCCGCCTTTGGCCGTGTACTCGCTCATGGCGTAAATGAGGTTGGTGCAGCGGTCGGAGATGAACAGCTTTGGGGCGTTCAGCGAGTCAATCGGCTTCGTGTCGTCGTAGGACAGCAGGTTGTTGATGAGCTGGAGGCCATCGTCGATGTGGACGCCAGGCGCGGGGATGAACGTCATGTCAAACTTGTCCAGATCGCCAATGATGGTGGACGCTCCCTCGGCGGTCTGCTTTTCGGCTGCTCCCAGACGCGGGTCAATCAGCCTTTCGTAGATAATTTCGCCGTCTTCCGAGTTCTTGATGAGTTCGACGTAGTCTTGAATCCCTTTTTTAGTGCCTCGTTGAGCTGGGCCCGGTTTGCCTTCAGCCGTGCTGCCCGCAATCGCCCAATCGTCATAATCAGGCCACTCACGGTACACCCACCATGTGTTGCTTGCGTCAATAGCGACCCACAGCATGAACCAGTTCTTGGAGCCTGCGGGATCGACGGCCATGTATCGCGTGACCTTGTACGCGGGGTCTTTCTTCCACGGCAGGTTGTCATGTGGGATGACGTTTACTTCCTTGTTGAAGCCTGGGAATGCCGACGAAACGCTCTTCGTAGGGATGCCGTAGGCGCGAGCAAGGATTTCGTCTTTCGGACGGCCTTTGATTTTGGCGATGAAGTCCGACGTGTCGATGAACGCGTTGTCTTCCGTGTGGAAATAGTAGATGACGGTGCCGGGTCGGCTAAGGGACTCTTGGATGACTGGGACTGGTCGGCCCAGTAGGGGCGCGTGCTTGCTTTCGAGCGTGCGTGTTTTTCCCAGAATGTCCTGCACCAGCGGAGTCCATCCTGACAGAGTAGTAAAAGTGAGTACAATGCGGCCATGGTAGTCGATGGTTCGGTATTGGAGGGTTTCAAAGAGTTTCTGAGGACATTCCTCGTCACACCAGATGAAATGTGACTTGAATCCTTCAGCCACCTGCGCGTCGGCCTGATACTGGCGGTAGTTGGCGAACTTGATCTGGCCGCCACGGTAGCCCGCCTTGAGCGGAGGCAGAATGCAGATGTTGTCGGTAAAGCCGTTCTTCTGTGAGTACTGAAGCGAGTGCGCGATGCCCTTCTTGGTGGGCAAATCCTTGATGCCTACCGGTAACGCATCGTAAATCATGCGCTGCTGGTCCTCAATGGAGCGGTCTTCGTTGACGTGATAGGCTCTTACCTCGGCGTTGGGGATGGTTCCTGCGGCCCACACGCACAAACGGCTGGCGAGCGTTGATTTTGCGGAGTTGTGGTGAAGCGCACCGCCAGCTTCATAGCAGCCATAGGCGGGAATAGTCATATCCCACTTGACATCTATTCCCGTCAAACGTATCTCTGTGACGTATGCCACACCATGACTCAATAAACTATCCGATAGAGGAGATCCGCTCTCGAATTGCTTCAGGAGAGACTCAGCAACAGATTGCAGACTCTCTTCGCCAAACTCTGGACGGTCGCATAACAGCGAAGCTGATTTACAAGGTTTGCAAAAAGCATGGGATAAAATGCCAACGAACCGGGCCGCGAGCTGGCGAAGGCCATCCAGAATGGAAGGGCGGCAGGATTGTCGATCGGCACGGATATATCCATATTTACACGCCAGATCATCCTGAATGCCGTCGCCTAAATGAGACGCGACGAATAAAGGCCAACGGCGGTTATTACCGGAAGGAGAAGTACATTCAGGAGCATCGGCTGGTGATGGAGAAGCACCTTGGCCGCTATCTTTTGCCGACTGAGGTTGTTCATCACATAAACGGCCAGAAGGATGACAATCGGCTGTCAAACCTTGTGCTGTTTCGTTCAAATGCGGAGCACCTGAAGGTTGATTTGAAGGGCCGCTGCCCAAAATGGACTGAGGATGGAAAAGCGAGGATCCAACTCGCAACGACCCAACGTCGCGCCAAGTCCCTGCTGCGGAAAGCACGCGATGCTCAAGAGAAGCTTCAAATCGTTGACCAGTTGAAAGGGTCACTTCCGCCATCATACCGCGACCTTTTTGAAAAGGCTGTTCAGCAGTGGCTATGACCCGCTTTTTTCCATCCCAGGCATAGACGTGGTGCTTGCCTTTGATGCTGTCGATGCGGCGATGCACATTCAGGACAGGATCGTAGATGAGTGTGTCGCCGCGCAGACAACGGTTGCCACCCAGGATGACGATGACTGGGTATTTCTTCCAGTTGTCCATCACCTTCTTCCACGAAGGCATGATCCAGCCCTGACCGACAGGATTGTTCACCGCGTTACGGTCGCATTCCTCGCGGAAAGCCAAGTACTGCACCAGCTTTTCCTGCGGCCAGCTCATCAGCTCTTCCTTTTTGGGTATGGGCACCCAAGGAATGCCGAAGTCGGGCTGAAACTGGTCTGCCAGATAGGTCTTAATGGCCATTTTTGAGCTCCTTGGCCAGTACACGGATCTTCTTGGCCAGCAAATCCTCCCAAGGAATGACGCCTTGGCCGTCAATGTTCACTCCGGTCTTCATCGCCTTGATGTGCAGCCGCGCATACTCCCTGCAATCGGAGTCGTTGGGTTCCACCATCCACTCGTTTTCCTTGAGCTGCGTAATCATGCGTTTATCAACGCACGCATAAGGCAGGATGCAAAGCGTCCGATATGGCTGACGCTATGCCATAAGAACGTCTTATTTGGCAGACGTTAGCCCATAGAACGGTGGAAAGACGCAAATCATCTGCACAACGTGCCCGCATGGCCAATCCAACCCGCCGTATCCTCATCGCAACGCCGCTGAAGGGCGACCTGCCTTCAGCCTACTTCAAGACCAGCCTGCAACTGGCGACAGCAGCCATTCCCGATGTCAAACTTGACTGGGTGCTGCTGGAAGGCCCAGCCGTGCAGATGGCTCGCAACGAGATCGTGGGCTATGCCCGCCAGAACAAGTTCGACGAGCTGGTGTTCTGGGACAAGGACGTGCTGGCCGAGGAACACGGCGAGAACATGACCGCCGGGGCCATGATGCGCCTCTTGGGCCACACGTCCGACATCGTGTGCTGCCCGTACAGCGCACGCCATCTGGACACGCACTGGCACATTCACACCATCGACGGCGAGGCTCCGAGCCCCGAAGGCCTACAGAAGGTCAGCAAGGCCTGCATCGGGTTCTCCAAGATCAAGATGAGCGTGTTCGACAAGATTGAGGCCGACAATCCCGACCTCAAGGCCGTGCTCATCGACCCCAACCACGCGCCCAAGGCCTGCACGGAGTTCTTCCCGATGGGCGTCCAGGGCAAGAACACTCCCGCCTATCGCATCCAGCAGATCCGCTCCATCTTTGCCGACGACAAGCTGTCCGCTTCCGCCCGCCTGCAACGCATTGAGCGCGAACTGAACATGCGCTACGACGAGCCCAACACGTTCATCGGCGAGGACTACGCCTTCTGCGATCTGGCCGTAAAGTCGGGATTCACCATTTACTTGGACACCATGCTGGTCATGGGCCACACCGGCAAGGTGACGCTGCCCATCCCGACCCTGAAACTCTTTGAGCTGCTGCGCGAGCCGTGGCGTCAGGAAGAAATCAAAGCCATCAAGGCCGCCATTGCCGCCAAGCAGCAATGAAAGATCCAATCGACAAGGTTTGCGAGTGGGCAGTTTATGCCGTTTTCGGATTTGGGATAGCAGTAGCTTTATTGCTGTTTGCAGGAATGTGCTTTGAAGTTTACCGCGTCATCACCAAAACCTGACGCTGACCTGTTTGGGGAATCTTCCCCAAAGTCTGCCCCAAAGGCTTCGCCCAAGAAGCCAAAGCCGGTCAACGCTGCGCTTTCCAGCCTGACCGGCGCACATCTTCTAGGCCGTCCGCGTCCCTACGAGGTCATTAAGGACCCGAGGGACCGGACAATCACCTGGATCATGCATTGCCCATAAGCTCACGGAACGCAGCCGCTCGGGCTCGGTCCATGAAGTCGCTGTCATCAGCAATCGGCTGAGCCGCTGGAACGTCGTCCAAGACAGGGCTCTTGAAATCAACGTCAGTCGGAATGATGCCGCTTTTGCCGCTGGCGTGCATGACGCCCACCCGCTCCTTGGCTACAATCTGCTCCATCGTCGTCGTCTGAAAGATGACTTCCTTCGGTTGATCGTGAATGTAAGGGATTGGCAATTGCTGTAGGCCAAGACTCTGAGGAGGCAGCGTCAGATAGACGTTCGGCTTTGGCTTCGCTTCTGGAGCCGTTTCCTTCGCAATAGGGACGTTCCGTGCGTTCTGCTCGGCAAACCCCACAGGCTTGGCCTGACGCGGCTCCTCCTTGTCAGGCAGCACCTCGACAATGGCATACTCAGCATCCCGGCCATCGGCACTCACCCATTCCAGCCTTACCCTCACCCGCTGCCCATTCCTGACCGGCACATCTCCCACAGCCGCCTTGGCCCATTGCCCGCCAACGCTAACCTCCACAAACCACCTGTTCCTGCAATTACCCCCAACCACCCCTTCCCCGCTTACCACCCATCCCCCGTTTTCCAACCTATTGGAAAATAAGCCACCCTTATCGCCTTGACAGCTTTGCTTATTCCCCTCCACCTCCCCACTAGGGGAGGCAAGGCTAGCTGCGTCAGCAGCGCTACCAAGCGTCGAAGACGCCCCTTGCCCACCAGACCCCCCAGCCTGAGCAGCCACTTGCGACTGCAAATTTTGACCTCTACCAGCCGATTGATCCAAATTCTGAGCCAGCCCTGAAGCTGCGACCCCCGCCCCCCCAGCTAGCACTGGCGCACTAGAGCGAGTAGCGTTGTCAGTCGCCGGTTGCGACGAAGTCGCCAAAGGCGAAAGGGTCGCCAGCGGATCATTGGGCGGAATTGCATAGAGCTTATGCCTTGCTGCCCACGCTTCTGCTTCTGCGAGTCTTCCCTGTTTAACGAGTTGAACGTGCCAGGACAATTGGCCACGTCTTTTTAACTGAAATTTTGTAAGCTTTGCCATGGATCGATCTATTTGGATAGGTTGATGCGTTGCGAAGGGTTAACTGAAAGCAAGGGAAAGCCGGGCAAAGCGAGCGGGCAAGGTTGTAAGCTAAAATGCTTCCTTGCATAAGGGCAACTTCTGACCGCAGCGAGTAGGGGAAAACGGCTTGAACGTGAGCAATCGCGTGGCATGGTGGGCCCCGAAATGAAAAAACAAATGGAAAACGCTCTGCTCTGCTTGATTGCTGCGCTTGCCTGCTTTGCTGTAGGCCTGCTTTTGGCCAACGCTTATTGAAACCCTTAAACGAAAATGAAAACCAACAGCAGCATTTATCTGATTCAATCCGGCTGGGTTTCAGCCGACAAGCGCACTGGGCTGGGCGATGCTGAGGTCGAGGTTGAAGACTTTATTACTGGTCGCGAGGCCGCTGATGAAGTGTTTAACTTTTTTGTGCAGTCTGACGGAAAAACCAGTGACCGAGGCGACCGATGGGTTCACGCGGTCGTTGAAATGTACCAGGCTGATGAAAACGGAGAGTTTACCGGTCAGCCGGTGCGCGAGTTTCGCAGTCAGCCTTAATCTAATCAAAAATGAACACGATGAACACGAACAACGAGACGATGACGGTTGAACAGAAGCGCGCCGCCTTGCTTGCAAGCTGGCTCAAGTGTGACGAAGGCGAGGTCACGCAAACCCGCAGGGAGCATTATTGGCTGGGAGTCTTTGAAACTCCCTACGGTGAATTTGCGTTAGGTTCTGACCTTGAATGCAACGTGGCTGCATCAAAGTACATTGAGGACAGCGTATGGGCGTTTCGCGCCGCGTTTATTTGCGAGTTCTGCGGATTGCCGCAGGACTTTGCAGAAGTCATTGAGGCTTGGCAGGCAAAGAAATGCGAGGACGCCAACAGCGCGCTGGTTAATTTGGTTTCCTCAATGTCGCATTGGGATGCGTTTGTTCGGTTTGCGGTGCAAGCGGATGGGCGCGGCCATTTCCTAGCCAGCTATGATGGTGACGAGATTGAACTAGGCAGCAACGTGTACGCCTATCGCATTGATTGAGGACGAAACAGCCCTTGCGGCTGTCCAACGGTAAAGCCGTTGCTGACGAGTCCAATTTTTTGAAAATGGCCATTTCCAGGCCATTGGCAAAAATCGAAAAATAACCCAACAAAAACGAAAGACGACAAATGAACACGATTGAAACAGCACCAAATGAATACACGCTTCAGTTTGCATACATCAAAAGCGTTCTTGGCTCCATTCCTGCCTTTGGCGATTCAATTGGAGAGAACGTAAGCAAGGCGCAACTGGCCATTGTCCTTGAAAAAGTGAAATGGCTAGAGGAGCAGCATCAAAAATTGTTCTTTGATTTAGAAGATGCCCACGCTCGTTTAAGCAGGGATTTGCCTTACTCGCATGAATTGCTTGTGAATATGCGTTCAGCGTTGGGCATTACTCATTGGTAAGGCTAACCCTAACCCAAGGGGCCAGCAATGGCCCCTTTTTTCGCGCCCTTATGCTCTAACCTAGCCACAGCCCAACGCTTCACAGCACGCGCCAGCCTTGGCCTTGCCTTGGCCGGTTGCGACCGCGCACAGCCGTGCCAGCGTGCATAGCCGCGTGCGTTTGCTGCCAAAATCCACAGCCTATTTCCCAAGCCAATTTTACCCGAAATTTCCCAAGTCAATTTCCGATTACCTTTTACTGGGATTTTTGACCGCCAAATTTGAAAACCGATTTACCCAGGCCACTTACCCAAGAAAACCAAAACCGAAATCCCACACCTATGTCCAACGGCAAGGGCTCAAGAGCCCGGAACAACCACAGCGAGGCATTTAGGGCCAATTTTGAGGCCATAAACTGGCGCAGGCAGGCCCAGACTACGCCCAAGGCGTCAAAACGCGCCAAATCGCAAGGAAACAGCCTTTCCGAGGCCATTACGGCCTCACAAACCAACCCAAAATGAACAGCAATGACCTGGATACTACCAAAACAATTACACACGTCAGCCTTTGCGCCGGATACGGAGGCATTGACCTTGGACTCAAGCGAGTGCTCCCAAATCTGCGAACAGTCGCTTTTAGCGAGATCGAAGCCTTCGCCTGCGCGAACCTGGTTGCAAAGATGGAAGCGGGACTCTTGGACGCGGCACCTATCTGGACGGATCTTAAAACCTTCCCATGGGACAGCTTTCACGGAAAGGTGGGTATATTGTCTGGCGGCTACCCTTGCCAGCCGTTTTCAGCAGCCGGAAAGCGGCTCGGCACAGCAGACCCACGGCATCTCTGGCCCTTCATTGCAGATGGAATTCGCAGAATGCAGCCAGCCGTGTGCTTCTTTGAGAACGTCGAAGGACACATCAGCCTTGGACTCCGAGAAGTCATTGGCGAACTGGAAAGCCTCGGTTATGCAGCAACGTGGGGACTATTTAGCGCGGCTGAAGTTGGCGCGCCTCACCAGCGAAAGCGCGTCTTCATCATGGCCCCCCGCAACGACGCGAGATTGGAAGGATACTGGGGACATGTCGCAATCAATGG